ATCATTTTTTCTTTTTAATATTCTTGATAAGTTCTTTTAGATACCATTGTGCTTTTTCTAAGTCTTCCAATGGATTGTTGCTATTTTTATGCTCGTATCTCCACAAGTATTTAAAGATACTGCCTTGTAGGTAATACCTGTAACCATCTCCAAGTGCCGATTTGATTGCGTCTATGCACTCTACTCTGCCTTTACGATAGTGTTCTGGTCTATTTACTTTATCATTCATCTTCTGCATACTCCTCTATTTGATCTATTCTATGTTGATTAATAAATATTGGGGTGTCATCTCCACTCCAAGCACCTATGGTGTTGTAGTTAAACCACTCTATAGCTTCTTCTTCAGTCCATTTATTGTCATACATTAATATTGTTATGCATTTATCATAATCATATAATGCCACTTGCTTTCTACTGAAGGCACTTATTGTAGTGCCAACGAAAGCGTCTTCATATCCATCAGCTAGTTTCATTTTTATCCCTTTCTTCAAGCCACTCTCTAAGTTGCTTCTTCCAATCTGGGTGTCCAAACAATTCGTAATATGTAGGCTCTCTTCTATGCTCTCTGATAAAATTAAGTCTGGCTTTTTCCATTTCTATTTCATCTTCATCAACATGCTTGTTCATCTCTCACTCCTATTCCTTTAAAATGTTTTAAATCAAAATGGCACATAGGCTCTTGGTCTTGCCAATCATTTCTATCAGATCGACCACCATGTCTAATCTGGTGATGACTAAAAAAATCAAGATAACCAGTTCTGTCTGTCCACGATACTATTAATATTGATTTGGTATTTGTCTCTCTGGCAAGTCTTCTGGCTTCCATGACCTTTGCTAGAGATATTATGTATGTTGGAAATGTACCAAATTTATGTGTTCTACATTTTACCTCAGCAAACCCAACTAAGTTTTCACTAGATGAATTGCTAGATCCAGTATCTATGCGATACATGGCATAATCTATTTTGTAGGACATTGGTAATTTATAAGAAGCTACGTTCCAACAATCTGAAACGTAGCTTATAAGATTTTTTTCTGATCTTAGGTCGTTGTCATTTTCATACATAGGTCGCATAAGTTAACCTTAACCTTTTGATCTTTTGCTCTCTACCCATTCAGCAACTTCTTCTTTTTTAAATAGGTGTCTTATCCTTTTGTCAGTCTTTAATATTTCAAAGCTCTTAGGAAAGTCCTCTTTTGGATCTTTCATGAGCTTTCTAACAAGACTACTACTCAAGGATAAATACTTGGCAACACCATCTACTGTTAAGAAGTCAGAGGATATATCTGCATTATTTTCATGTTTGGGTGCTGACATTATCTTCCCTATCGTCTGGTGTACCATCTTCATTGACTTTAACCATGACAACCATATACCTTGATCCAACCCAGTCTTTGTGTAGATCTTGAGGTACATCATTAGGGTGTATGGTTAGTTTTATGTTAGTTCCATTCTTGTCTTGCATCATAGATGTTTTGACTGCCTCAAAACTAACACCCTCAATTTTCTTTTCTTCTTCCATTTATATCTCCTTTAGAATGGTATTGGATCGTCTATATTATCATCAGATGGCTTAGGCTCTTCCTTTGGCTTCTGATAGCTCTGGGTATTATCTTGTCTTTCTTTTTCTATGTTGGCTATTATTCTTAGGTAGGCATTCCCAGACTTTGCTACCTTTTTCCAACCCACAAGATTGACTTTAGGTTGCTCTATTCCCTCATTCTTTTGAGCTATGAGGTCATTCACAACATCAATATCTAATTCTAAAAGACCATTATAGTCTGGACTTTTCTCACTTCGTTTTTGCTTTGCGACAAACAATGCCCCAGTCGCACCATAGTTGTTTTCTTCCATTAATTTTCTCCTTGTTTAATTTCTTTTGCTCTCTCTTTGAAAGCATCTTCTACTTCTTGACGAGCAACCTCAGACATTGCCTTTAGTTGTCCTAGTGGCTCTGGATTGTTTTTCCAGAATGCCACCAAGTCCTCTCTGGTTGTTTGTGCTTTTAGAAATGTCAAAAACATTTCTTTAATCATAGCAACCATCTTAGGATCTGGTTTATCACTTGTTTCTTTGTTGGAAACTTCGCCCTCGTCTATCTCAGCTTGAGAGTAAAAGTCCCCATGAACACCAAGTAATTTCAAAATAACACGATCTATTGCTCTCTTTTCTGCCATAGCATATACATACTTGTTAGATGTATTTTGAGGACTAACCTCTCCAATAGACCATGCAGTATTCTTTCCCTTGCCATCATCTATGTACCCTTGAACAACCAAAGACACGATTTTCTTTTCAGTATCACTTTCAATAATCTTTGGTGGATCAAACCACATACCAAGATGGGCAGATATTTTTTCTAGTGCTTTGTGCTTTACAATCAAAGCATTCTTATTTTGAGGTAAAGACCAAACTGCACTATTTTTATCTCTTACATCAACAACTTCCCCTACTTCTTTGAGAAGTTTGCTTAACTTTTCGTTTATTTCTGCCATTATAACTTCTTCCACTCCCTAATCTTATCTCTTATCTTTATAAATAATCTTATTAAGAAAAATGGTTTTTCAACTTTACCCTTACCAGTAGCTTCAGCTATATGCTCTGCAATAAGTGATCTGCCCTTTGGTCTTGTTGCATTTATCTTTGGCTTTAACTTTACCAAGCCACTTTTCTTTACTTTTCTAGTAACTTTTTTTGGACTAGTTTTGTCCCTATTTTTATTAACCATTATTAATCCTTTCTTGGTATTGGTTGCAAAAATCGGCAACTGCACAATAGTTGCCACAACGAGTGTGTTCTCCTACTCGAAACTCTATTTCTAAACTTGTTTTATTAGTGTAGGCTCTGTCAGTTTCTTTGTGCCATTCCATGTATTTTATGGCTTCTTCTTCGCTATCCAAAACTCTGATAGCTCTCTTCTGACCTTTTTTCTTTACTGCCCAAGTATCATTCTTTTTCCATGTGTCTTCGTCTGAACACAATGGGTAACTCTGGTGAACATCAAAATTTATCTGGGACTCTTGATGCAATGACATTCTTTTTTTGATATATGCCAATCTGTCTTCATAGCTCCACAAAGGTATATCAACGAATACGATAGGTGCTTTTGGGTAGTTTTCTTTTTTCTCACTATCTCTTCTGTTCCAATCTCTAAGTATGGCACATATTTTAAGGCTAGTTACGTTGCTTTGAGAAAAAGCATTTTTATCATCTACTAGATAGGCATAGCAGTTAAGTTGGTTTTCCCATTCTGGCTTTCCATATATAACAGACCAGACTGACGTAACCTTGTAGTCAACGATAGTTATCTGGTTGTTTTCTATCTCCTGTCGATCAACTGCACCAGATAAAACCCAACCATCAACATCAGAATACAATCTTTCTTCTGTTATGCTATCTTCTGATTGTTTTGAATTTTCTAATACTGAATGAACTGCAGTACCAAATAATGCCCAGATCATATCAACTGCATCAACCTCTATCTGGTCATGGTATTGCTCTTTCATAATCCTAACTCTAGGACTATCAATCAATGTCGTTACGGATATGTCAGCTTTACCTTTACTATATTTATCGTTTCTGGCAAAATCCACGAAAGGTTTAGGCATACCAAATTTATTAGTAATTTTCATGTGTCTTCTCCTACGCTACTTTGAAACTATAATGGAAAATAATAGATGTCAATAACTAATAATGAGAAATTTAAATTTATTATCGAGGGAGAACCTGCAAGTAAAGGAAACTCTAGAAAAATTGTAAATTTTGGAAAAAGAATGGCACTAATAAAATCTCAAAAAGCTAGAGATTATGAAAAGTTATTTGCAGATCAATGCCCAGTTTTGGAAAATCTTATTGAAACAGATGTTAAAGTGGAGTTAATTATATACTACGCATCAAGAAGACCAGATTTAGATGAGAGTGTGATACTGGATTGTATGCAAGGGAAAATTTATGTTAATGACAGACAAGTCAAACAAAAGCACATTTACTGGGGACTGGATAGAGAAAGACCTAGAACTCATGTCAGAGTGTCGGCTTTGGAAACATGTAATTTGCCAAGCGATCTCTGATAGCTATCTAGGAAGTCCAAAAGAAAAATTAAGAGTTGGCGAATGGCTAATGACTGATGATTACATAATCGTATGTGATATGGCAGAGATGCACCCAGAGAACTTACATAAACTAATAAAAGAAATTTTAACCAGTAAACCAGTAGTTGCCAGATATCTTGGAGAGAGATTAAGAAAAGCAATTCAAGATAGAGGTCATCTCTACTAGTTATAACATACTAGTTATAACAAGTAATAATATATATATATATACTAGTTATAACTAGTAGATGTTAAGGTTAACATTTAAAACAGTTTTGCAAAAAAGGGGGTGTCCTCCCACCATCATCTGATTTGTTAACTTATAAAATTAGTTAAATTTTTTTGTTGACGAGGATTTTTTATCTGATTATCTTTTCTGTCATGCGTAGGAGATATCAATGGAA